GTCTGAATTTGATTGTCTCTTCAGTAGATGGAAGCTCCAACTCGTAGGTCGGAGTTGCAATCTTTGGTAAAGGCATAATAACCTATAGAAATTTCAGTGTGATTATTTATTAGGCTAATCCCTCATTAGAATCTTGAAGAATTCTACGGTTTAATCCAAATCTATTAGGATCAAACTGAAAATCAAAACCACCACTATCATTGATTATACTATCTCTATTCCCTTCAAAGAAACTTTCTGCTGGTGGTGTGTACTTAAATGGATTAGCATAAGGTCCATTCATAAGATATCTGATGTATGTCATTGACACAGTACATCTTAATAAATCATTTCCATCATAAGAAACAGGCATAGAATTCATACTAACAGGAAATGATCTAATGAATTCATACTCTAAAACATTTTTATAATCTCTTTCAAATTTAAATACCTTCAATCCTTGATCTGCCATGTAATTATCAGGGTATTTAACTCTGTAATTATATGCCTTTGATTTTAAATTAACAGGTGTTTGATCAGGACGTGGTGGTAGTCCAGGGGTGTCAAATGGATTTAAGTTTGGATCCTCATTGACAATACTTCTCATCCATGTTTCAAAAAAAGTAATTGGAAGATACTTTTCTGCATCAACATAAAATGTAAAATCTATTCTATCATCAAAAATTCTACGATATGCATGTCTTTCAGTTACACCAGTTCTATCATCATTAATTTCATATGTCGCAAGAGATGAACCAGGAAGTGATGCTTCAGCACAATGCAGATTTAACTTTTCCTGATCTGCACCCAGAATTTCTTTTAATTTTGATCCCAGTTCACCATTTGGAAGAGGAATTTCTACAACAAAATATGATGTGAGAGATGGTCTCATCATATTTGATTTTAAATCACTTACTTTTTTCGGTGATATACGTTCCATCTATAAATAATTTTTACCTTATATATTATGTATGGCAGAAAGCAACAAGAGTAAATACAAACCGTCTTTCCCAAAGAAATATAAAGGTAATCCAAACAATATCATCTGCAGGAGCACTTGGGAGAGAAGATTTTGTAGGTGGTGTGATTTGAATGAAAATATTCTTGAGTGGGGAAGTGAGGAGTTCTTCATCCCTTACATCTCACCAGTTGATAATAGAGTTCATCGATACTTTCCTGACTTTATTATAAAGGTGAAAGAAAGCACAGGTCAACTAAAGACCTATGTAATAGAAGTCAAACCAAAGAAGCAAACACAACCTCCTAAGAAAAGATCAAGGGTAACTAAGTCATACCTCTACGAGTGTAAAACTTATGCTGTAAACCAAGCAAAGTGGAAAGCAGCAAATGAATTCTGTGAAGATAGACGAATCGAATTCAAGATTATCACAGAAGACGAATTAGGAATCAAGTAATGGCAAGACGTGCTAAAAGAAGAAGAGCAGGTGGTCCTTCTTATGAAGAGGTAAAAGCACA